TCAAGAAACACGATCCTAGCCTTGCTGTGAGGCGTCAATCACAGCCAGCCTTCCCACTGTATGGGTGATAGGAGAAGATAAAATGGCATTAGATGCAAACGAACCGGTTATCGCAGAAGATGAAATAATTGTCCTTGATTTGGATGGAAATGACACTCCGCAAGAAGCGGTAGAAATGACCATGGACCTTCCGGAGTTGACCGGAGATGAAGAGAGAAAGGCCAGGGGTGACTTCCTTGAAGAGCCTGCCCCTGATCCAGATAGAGAATCAGAGACAGATTCTGACCCTGATAAACAAAAGGAGCCCGGTGAGGATCTGAGTGCAGACTATGATCCAGAAGAGTTAGATCCTGAACTAAAGCCTGAGCCAGAGCCAGAAACGGTACCAGAACCCAAAAAATCTGACAACGATGAATTCGTCCCTTATGGTCGACTTGCCAAGAAGCACTCCCAACTCCAGGAGGCAAAAGCGAGGATAGCTGAACTTGAAGCGGATGCGGCCAAGGAGGGCCAGCAGCCCCCTTCACCTGAGCAGCCTGAACCCAGTGAAGAAAAGGAGGTTTTTGATTTTGATAAAGTGAACGGGCAGTGGAACGACGCTGTTATTGAAGGTGACACCGAGTTAGCCACATCTCTTTATAAAAAAATACATGACCACCAACAGAGCGTGGCAAGAGCTGCAGCCGTGGATGTTGTTCGCAATGAACAGGTACAGAGCGAGATCCAGAAAGTGGCAGATGATATTTTTGAGAACAGTGATGGTTACTTCGACGACCCTGTAAACATCGACATTTTTAACGCAGCTAGAGAAGGTCTGATGAAGTCACAAAGTCTTTCATATCAGGATGCGATGAAAGCGGCAGCCAAACGATTGTTTCCGAAGATATCAGAGCCAGAGGTTGAAGATCCTGCTCCCGATCCTGAAAAACCTGATCTGCGGGAAAAGGGATTGTCAGAACAAAAAAGGAAAGCGGTGCAAAAGAACGCTAAGGCAGCTCAGCAGCAACCGCCAAGAACAGACACGGGCCAGGGCTTGAGGCGTGAACGTCCAGTAAAATCAAAAGATGCCTTCAATATGCCTGACTCAACCTATAACGATATGTCAGCGACAGAAAAAGAAAAACTTAACGGTAGTATTTTAGACAACCAATAACCCCATGCTGGATGGGTAGCTCTATACCCGGCAAACGTCACAGTAAACGTATTACTGATCTCAGGTTTTGCCAGTACCGTAAAAACTGGCCGTCTCTGCAAACGCATTGCTGATCTTAGGTCTGCCAAGACCGTAAAAACCGGCACAGAAAGAAACTTTTTTGTCCCTATTTTTTAAGGAGATCCGGCAATGCTTACTAATTTCGGTGCTCTCAGTGCAGAGCAGAAAACCTATTGGATGCGCGACCTGTGGACGTATATGCGCACAGAGTCGTTTGTAGCAAAAAGAATGTCAACTTCTTCAAATGCAGCTATTCAGCACATTAAGAAATTGACTAAAACAGAGAAAGGTACCAGGGCATTAATGTTCCTGGTAGCAGAACTCGTCGGTCGTGGTGTCGCAAACGATAACCAGAGGGAAGGGAATGAAGAAGCCCTCCAGGAATTCGAATGCGCCATCAACATGGAGCTCATTTCCCATGCTGTAAAAAACAAAGGTAAACTGTCTGACCAGAATCACGTCATCCAGTTCAGGGATGTAGCCAAAGACAGGTTGAAATATTGGCTGGCTGATGCCACCGATATTCAGGCTTTTCTCGTCTTGTCTGGGATTTCATTTGACTACAACCTGAATGGCTCACCTTATGTGCCAACAGTTGGCGATAACTCATGGTTGGAGTTGAGTTACGCTGACGATATCACACCACCGAGCCCAGGCCGTCATGTGTATTTTGATGGAACTGACCTTCAGTCTGGTGATACCAGTGCGATAACAGCAGCATGTTTGCCAAAATATGGCATGCTCGTAGATCTTCGGGCATACGCCAAAACCTCACACATGAAGCCTATCAGGATGGGCGGCAAGGAATATTACGAGTACGTCTGCGATCCTCGTACCCTGGCATCACTCAAAAAGGATAGTGATTTTCTCAGTGCTGTCATTCAGGCCGGGCCACGCGGCACAAAGAAAAATCCATTCTTCACCGGATCTATCTTTACCGTTGATGGTCTGATCATCTCAGAGCATGAAAAGTGCTACAACACCAAAGGGGCAATTGCTCCTAATAAGTGGGGTGGTTCTGGCGATGTTAACGGTACCAGATCACTCCTTCTCGGCTGCCAGGCGTTGGGGTTTGTCGATGTTGGCGCGCCTGACTGGGTAGAGAAGGGATTCGATTACGACTCCAAACAAGGTATTTCAACTGACAAATTCCTGGGCTTTAAAAAGCCACGGTTTGACAACCAGTACACCGGTAATGCAGATGAGGACTTTGGTGTTATCTGTTGTGATCTGCACATTAAGTAAGAGGTTTTTTGTTTTTCGACTTCATGGCAGTCCACTCTGCCATGAAGAAAAACACTCATTATAAGGAGTAGCAACCATGAGTTTGAAAATTAAATCAGAAGGTCGGCAAGTATCTGACTTTGCCTATGCACCATTTACCTATGCAGACCTCAACACCACCGACTTTATACCTGTAGTAGAGCTTCCTGCCGATGCCGTTCTCCTCAAAGTAAACCTGGGGATTATAGAGGCGTTTGATGCAGTTGCCACTATTGCTGTAGGGGTCTCCGGCACAGCGGCGAAATTCATTGCCGCCACTGCAGCTGACGCACTGGCTATAACCGAGGCAGCAAAAACAACCCTTAATAACCATGAGATTCAAGGTGTTGTCGATGATATCGGCCTCACTTCCTCTGCTGTTATGAGCCAGGGAAAAGGTGTCCTTGTTGTTGAATATCTCAAAGCTTTCAGGGTGGGACACTCCCAGGGGTAAACCTGCCAAAAGGTTTTAATAAACTTTCACCAAGGTGATAAAGATGGAAAAATTCAAAAGTAAAACCGGGAGAGATATCCGGCTGGCCTCAACGTCAGGGCATGTTGTTATTGTCGGAGAGGATTTTAAAGCAGTTCCACCGATGTTGGAACAAAAGGCAATGGCTGCAGGGCTTGTCCCTAAATCACTCTACGATGAGGTAAAGAGTGATTTGAGGAAGGAGATCAGTGGCGATGTAGCGGGTGACGCGAAGAAACGTAAGATCCTCGAAGCCCTTCAGCGTATTGCAGCAGAAGCGGAACAAGGCAAAGATGAAACTGCAGGAGGGGAGAAGTTAGTCCATAACGGAAAACCTGTTCTTGCTGCAGTCTCTGAATATGCCGGTTTCGCAGTAAAAACAGCAGACATCGAGGAAGCGCTCAAATGAACGCCGAATTGATGATTGATGAGGTTTTGGACATTGTTGATGACCCATCTTTTGACAGGGAAGACGACGCTCTTAAATATCTCAATCTCGGCCAGGTATCGGCAGCTGCAAAGTTACTGATACCTGGTTTGTCTGATGGTTACGGTACTGTCAGTACTGCCACCGATGCCTATAAGGTGCCAGCTCCCGCAGACTACATGAAGATGGTTCACTCTGTTTCGGTTGGTGGTCTTCCCGTCAGACTGTGTCGTAACTTTGCCGATATAGTTCAGCGTTATGAGGGGTTGTCCCTGGACGCAGGAGAGGTTGGAGCTGTTGTTCTCAGTGCGGGACAGGTTTTTTATCAACTGGTACCGGCTGTTTCTGTAGATATTGAGTTGTTTTATTATCGGTTGCCTGTTGCCATGACTGACAGCGCTGCGAGCTACCCGGATGGCCTTGGTGCCATGCAGGAGGCCATGGACAATTACAGTCAGGCATTGATTCATTTTGCGGCATCGCATTTGTCCGGCAAGATTGAGCAAGGCATGGAGGGAGCGAAGGTTAACACCATGTATCACTTTGCTCTTTACAAAGAACTGCTTGCACAATTCGATCTGGCACACGCTGAAGAAGTTGTTTATCCGGCGCCGGCGGTCGGGGAGGTTAACTGGTAATGGCAAAGCCTGTTACAATATTTTCAGGATCCACTGGCCTCAACAATACTGTCGATCCTGTCCGACTGCCTGTTGACATCGAGACCGGAGTTATCGATCTTGCCGAAGCAGTCAATGTACGCTTTGACAAGACAGGTAGACCAAGAAGACGTGGAGGTTTTACTCTGAAGCAGGGAGGGAATTTTCACTCTCTTTTTACCCGTGGCGATATTGGCTATGTGGGAATGGATGATGCCATTTACAGAATCAACCCTGATCTCAGCTTGACCGGGGTCAGGGATGGTCTCTCTGGTAACTGGATCACCTATGTCTGGACACCACAGGGAGTTCTGTATTCGAACGGCACAGAGACAGGGCTTCTGGTTGAAGATAAATCCAGCCCCTGGAATAAGGTCAGAGCAGGATCCACCAGGTATTACACAGGCCCACCAGATGGTATTTCTCACCTGGAACTGTTTGCATCCATGATCTTTGCATCAGTGGACGATACTCTATGGAGATCCAGCCCAAATGATTACGGATCGTTCAGGCAAGGCACAGACTACAACCTGTTCCCGTCACGGATCAGGATGGTCAGAGCTGTGGCCGGCGGAATGTATGTCTCTGATGAGAAGAGGACATATTTCCTTTTTGGAAACAACCCGGGAGAGTGGGAGAGGAAGACGGTGATGGAATGTCCGGCCATGGAGTGGTCAGACATGACTGATCTTGTCGAGCCTGCAGTCTTGGGGATGGAAGGTAGTGATCCTTGGGCTGTGTGGGTATC